CTTACAAATGAAGATTTGGGATATGAAAAATTAGAAATTAATAGTGTTGAATCTAATGCAGAATCAAATACTTCTGCTACATCAACTCTGTTTAAGAATAATAATTTCATTCTTAAAATAAATCATCCGGATAATGGATTTGATTCTGATAAAAAATCATATGTATTCTTTAAAAATTGTTTAGATGTTGGTGGAGTTGCTGCTTCACAACTTAATAGTAGACTATATCAAGTTCATAATACGGGTATAGATTACTATAACATTTTCTCTAGTAGTAGATCTTCGTCAAATGCTTTTGGTGGAGGAGATTCCATCTTAGCATCATATAACAGAAAATTTGAAAAGTTACATGCAGTAGTTCCTTTCTTATCTTTTGGAAGTACAGAAGTTACCAGTTTTGTACAAACAACCAATGTTTCTCCAGTAGATGATAACGTTAATACATTTACTTCATATAGTCAAACTGGTTATGAAAAAACATTCTTGAATGAAGATATATTCTTTATCAATCAGAAGTTAATCGCTTCAAGAGTAAATCAAATTATTAATAATCTAGATAGGTCTCTTACATATAAAATGGATCTTTCAAGTTCTGTTTCTCATCTATCACCTATCATAGATCTATCTCGTTCCACCGTCAAAACTATTACAAACAAAGTAGAAAATGCGACAGGTTCTGAAGATAGATTTGGAAGAAAAAATCAAATCTTAGAATTTTATCCAGTATATAATTTTATTGTTTCTGGAATTGATACCACTACAGAAATTATTCAACCAAATCAGACTATTGCTGGATCCACAACCAATGCATCCGGTGAAATTATTAAAGTTACTGGTACTACAGTATATGTCAAGTTAAAAACTACTAATGCATTTACTCCAGGTGAACAATTAAGTTTTTCAAATCAAACTTTTGCCGGAACTACTACAGTAGCTTTGTCGGGTGCATCTAAAGAAGTATTCCAAATTCCTAATATAATTGTTCCTCCAACATATGTAACAGCAAGAAACCCATCAGTTCTTGCTGATACTTATGACAATAAAATTACAGGAAAAATTGTTTTATGGAATGAAAAATCTGGTAAATTAACTGTAGTCAATGATAAACAACCAATTTCTGATGATTACACAGGAAAGATTATTGACTCTGCATCATTTACAAGAAATGCCTCAGTTGATGCTCAAAACGAAGACATCTTTAGAGTTGGAGATATTTTATCATATCAAGATCAACCAAATGACGAATACAATTTCATTGAAATTTCTAAAATTACATATTCAAATGGTACGGATTATGTTTCTGATACTCAATCAAAAAATAGTTCTAGTGTTGCCAAATATGTAACTAAAGAAATTGCCATTGAAAATCCGGGAACATCAATTGATGTTAAGACTACTGTAAATGTGTCTGACATTGAAAATATTAAAATTCTTTATAGAATTAAAAAATCTTCTTCTCAAGAAAATTTTGATGATATTGAATGGGTATATTTCAATGAAACTGGAAATCCTGATGTAGATGTAATTGCATCTTCAGAAAATTCTATTAGTAGTATTTCAGAAAAACAAGATTCATATCAAGAGTTATCATATAGTATTGAAGATCTCCCTGAGTTTTCTTCATTCGCTATCAAGATCGTAATGAAGTCTAGTAATCCAGCATATGTTCCTAAAGTTCAAGACTTGAGAGCAGTAGCTTCTTATTAAAATGAAACACATAAAAGTTAAAAACGAAGATCACTTATACCGTGATTCTAGTACAGGCGCGATCATAAATACTGACAGATCTTCCTTTGAAAAATATAAGAAGTCTAGAAATAAGTTTCGTAATATGGAACAGGAATTAGACTACGTGAAAAATGAGGTCGGTGAAATCAAATCCCTACTGCACCAGTTGCTGAAGTCCAATGGTTCTTAGAAATGTTGCAAAATCTTTTAGTCTAGAACAACAAAGACTAGAAATTAATTTAATTGCTTCTGATGTGTATGCTTTAGAGCAGGGAGCGGTAGCACCTACTACCTATACCATGAACCCTGTTGATGGTAGTGGACCAGACAGGAAAATAATTAGACTTACAGGTTCTGATGGCATTAATGCTGATGTCGTATTAGTTGCAGGAACTGGTTTATCAATTGGATTATCCGGTGGTCAAATAACATTTACTAATAATGCAGTAGAAACTGATCCCGTATACAGTGCCTCTGCTGCAGCAAATGTAACTAATACTAAGATAACTAATTGGGATACAGCATATGGTTGGGGCAACCATACCTTATCAGGATATGCAACACAGATCTATGTTAATACTGCACTAACTAATTTAAACAATTGGGATACTGCATATGGTTGGGGTAATCATAGTGCTGCTGGATATTTAACTTCGGTTGCATTAAATGATATTACCGATGTTGATACCACAGGAGTTACTACTGGTCAAGCACTTATTTGGAATGCTCCTAGTAGCACTTGGATAGCAGGAACAGTTGCTTCATCAGGTGGTGGAATTGCATTAACAGATATTACTGTAACTTCTTTATCTCCTGGTACTGCAAGTTTAACATACGATAATACTACTGGTGTATTCAGCTATACACCTCCAGATCTTTCGGGATACTCCACATTCTCTGGAAGTTATAATGATCTAACTGACAAACCTACATTCTCAGTATCAGATCTATCTGATGTAAGTTCCACATCTCCATCAACTGGTCAGGTATTGAAATGGGATGGTGCAGAATGGTCACCTGCTGCTGATTTGACTGCATCTGGTACTGGTATTGCACTATCAGATATATCAGTTAATGTACTTTCAGTAGGTACTGCAAGTTTATCATATAATAATACTACTGGTGTATTCAGCTATACACCTCCAGATCTTTCGGGATACTCTACATTTTCTGGAAGTTATACAGATTTAACTAATCAACCCACATTATTCTCCGGAAGTTATACAGATTTAACTAATCAACCTACATTATTCTCAGAAAGTTATAATGATCTAACTGATAAACCTACATTATTTTCTGAAAGTTATAATGATCTAACTGATAAACCTACATTATTTTCTGGAAGTTACGTAGATTTAACTAATAAACCAACAATTCCTTCGTCATTAAATGATTTAATTGATGTATTAATTTCAGGAACTCCTAATGATGGAGCGGTTCTTAAATATAATGGTACGAATAGTAGATGGGAATTAGGTGCTGACCAAAATAGTGGAACAGGTGGTGGTGGATCAGGTGGCGGTGGTAATGTTGCCGTAGGGTCTATCATGATGTGGTCGGGGGCTATCGTTGATATTCCTACTGGATGGCAACTTTGTGATGGTACAGGCGATTCTCCTGATTTAAGAGATAGATTTGTTGTAGGTTCTGGTAGTACTTATGCAGTAGGATCTACGGGTGGTAATGCAGATTCTACTTTACCATCTCATACACATACTTTTTCTGGTAGTGGTACTTCAAACGGTACTACTGATAGTCAATTAAGTAATCACTCTCATAATGTTTCTGGTTCTGGTAGTACAAATAACACCGGAAGTCATAGTCATAACTGGGGTGCTAATACATGGGCAGTACAGAGTGGTAGTAATGCTGATGCATTAGATAATCCTCAAGGAAATGGTGGTGGAAATAAAAGTTCAAATACTTCTAGTTCAGGATCACACTCGCATAATGTAAGTATAAGTGGAAGTACAAATAGTTCAAATCTAAGTCATAGTCACAATGTTAGTGTTAATGTAAGTCTTAGTGGTAATACTGGAACTGCGGGTGTCTCTTCTGTTGGAACAAATATCCCCCCATATTATTCATTATGTTTTATATACTGCACAACTGCTTCTGGTGGCAGTACTAGTAATTTTATTGAACTAGATGATTTATCAGTTAATGTACTCTCAGCAGGTACGGCAGATTTATCATACAATGATGCTACAGGATTATTTTCATATACACCACCAGATCTTTCAGGATACTCTACATTCTCTGGAAGTTATAATGATCTAACTAATCAACCTACATTATTTTCAGGAAACTATAATGATCTAACTAATCAACCTACATTATTTTCAGGAAGTTATACAGATTTAACTAATAAACCAGCAACTCCTACAGGATACACAAATTCTGATGTTGACTCGCATTTAAATGTAACATCTCCTCCAACTAATGGTCATGTATTAAGTTGGAATAATGGCGACTATGCTTGGGTAGCACAATCTAGTGGCGGTAGTAGTGGAGGTTCAGGAAC